GCTCCTGCTATTTTTTCCTGCGATTCAATCTTCTTGAGATCAGCCGCTATCTTCTCAGCATCAGCTTTCATCTTGCGTTGTACGTCTTGTTCTCTAATATCCAACTCACGTTCACGTTGTTGAATTACAGGGTCTTCCATCTTCTCTTGAATTTCTTTTTGACGTTGTTCGGCTAGGTCTTTATTAAGAACTCGCTGTGCTGCTTCTGCTACCAGTTTGGATAAACGTACTTCTATATCCTCTGGAAGCGGTTCTTCTGGAGGAGGTAACGGCACACCTAGTTGTTCTTCTATTTCCTTACGGTACTGGAAGCCTATGTGTTCAGTAACGTGCTCAGAGAATGCTCCAAGTATTGCATTAGCATTAGGACTTTGCCCGATTAATTCTTTTATCTTCGGATCATCTGCCATCGCCATATGAGTTATGATGTGGGCTTCGTGATCTTGATACATGAATGCTTTCACTGGCGTTTCATTCAATATATTCATATTTTCAGAAACTGGGTTAAGCGGTTCTATATCATCTTCTAAAGGCACGATTGAATCTGGATCACGGATACCTAATACTTCCAGCATCTGACGGTGTAATTCCGCCATGTTATACATTTGCGGTGCTTGCTGTGCTAACTGCAACGCAGCTTGGTACTGCATGATTCTCTGTGCTGTGGTTGAAGCATTTGGATCAGCTACAGGAATAACATCAATTCTGTCATCGAAATCTTCTGGTAATAATTCCTGTCCTTCAGTCGCATAAGGATATTCAGTGGGTCCAAAGTCCCTCACAATACCCGTCAATATTTTTAGTTCCTGTTTCATCGAAGCAAAAATTCTGGATTGTACTGATCCCATGACTTTCATGGATCGTTCCAGAATAGCTAAAGTCGTTCCTACGGGAGCCTGATTATTCATGTCAGCCACTTTCATATCAGCTACTGACGCAAATCTTCTCCCCTCTTCCACCAAATTATCCAGTAATTGATAGAGTACGGCAGACGGTTCCTTGTAGGGCAAGAAGGTTATGTTGTCCCTGATTGCACCTCCGGGAATATCCACATCCCGAAACTCTCCGGGCATAATGGGCGTATCGTCCCCCTTAATTCTTAGTCCTCTGGCTTTTAAACCTCCGGGTAGGTTGGAGAGCGTACCAGCATCCACTAATTGTCGTAACAAACTGGTAGCCGACTTCGCTATACCACCAATTAAATGAATAAGCCCGAAGCCATAAAATCCTAGTCCGGGGAGATATTGGTAGTGAACGAAATGCTGTCGAGGCATCTTTTGTTCATCATCTTCATACCAGTTTCGTCTTATAGATAAGATGGTTCTGGATGCCAACTCTATTGTTACGATATAGGGGAGAGCTATGCCCGTAGGCTCTCCGTCCTTCATATCAGGAAAGTCTTCTAAATCTAAATTTACCATCATCTCCAACAGCGTATGGCGTTGGTCATAATCATAATTAGCGTTATCGCCTGTTAATTGATTGTATTTTTCTTGTATATCATCTACTACGTCTGAGGGAGAAGATAACTTTACATCCCTATAAAAACCATTGACCTGTAATTTTCTGACCTCATTCGCAGTCTTCTTCATTACATGGGTAGCTCGTTCACAAGTGGAGAGATCGGAAGCTCCGTAACTCACCACAAAATCTTCAGCAGGTACAAACATGGAACAGGGTCTATCCATATTGTGATCAAAATAAACTTTACGAAAAGCCGAACCCGCCAAAGGTAAACTGAATAAAAGCTTCTCCGTCTCTATACGATATTCCGTCATCTTATCGGTTAAAAGATAGTTTAAATAATCTTTAACCCGATTAGCTTGCTCTTCCTTTTCCGCATCAACGGTTCCTATTATTTGTGTGCGTACAGGACCCTTGGGCGGAAATACCTCAGTGATTGCTTGAGCCTGAAAACGTACTACTGCTTCAGTTAATAATGGGTGAAATACACCGCAAGCTCCATCCCAAGGATCGGTTCGATTCTCTATCTTCAAGCCTAGTTGATCTAAACCCTTAATATAAGTATCTTCCCAATCTTTTCGGGATTCCTTATCTCCCATGTAATAACCTACCAGTTCAGAACCCAACGACTGCAAAACTGGATCGTCCATGTGTTCCGCAAGATTGTCATTGAACTCCTCACCTAAGTCTTCTGACGCAGGATCAAAGTCAATGATCATGCCACCGTCTTCTGTATTAATAGCTACCTCGTCTGGATTAGATACAAGTATCTCCAAAGGGGAACCTTCAACAGTTACTTCTGGTGTCTGTAGCGGTTTATCAGCCATCTATTTCCTTTTCTTTTTCTTTTTCTTTTTCTTGTGAAGCCCGCTCTTACTGGGTGCCTTTCCGCTTTCCCATGCCTCGTTTACATCAGGTGTGGATTTATCATCTCCACGATACTGACCTTTCTTGTCTCTGGCACGTTTGGATTCTTCTTCTTCCCACACCGTGTCCTCACGCCAAGAGTCATCAGGTTCATTTTTGCGTATTACCGCACTTGCTTCTTCTTTTTTTTCTGGGTCTGGATATTCTATCGCCCACTTAAAAAATGCTTTTATTTTATTCCACATAACTGCTCCTCTTTATTGTTAAGTTTTTTTTATTTTTTCTTGGCTTTTATTTTACCGCCTTTTGAATAGCCACCCGGACCTGCTTTTTTTCTTTTTTGACCTGCTTTGGGTCGTCTAAAACTTTTGTATATCTGTGGGTCTTTCGCTGCATCAGCCATGCGTGCTGGTCCAATTTTTTCCCAGTCTTCCTGTCTGGAAACTATACCACCAGCTTGTTTTTTTATTTGACCGCCACCAAACTTTCTCATAACCTGATCCTGATATTTTTCTACTTTTACCATAATTTTCTCCTAGTTAATAGTATTCTGCTCGTCTAATGGGTAGTTCTTCATCCTCTTCATCTGAGTAGAGGGGAATGAAACCACCCTGTCGAAAGCGTAACAACGCTTGCGTTGAAGAGTCCACCAAGTCATCGTGATCCCCGCTAGGGAAAGCAGCGAATTCTTCGATAACCTCTTCAGAAAATCTTCTCTCTGGTGCCCACACCACTCCAGAAGCAAACAGATCAGCTACGGCATTAACCCTCGCTATCTTATCATTACCACGACTGGGTGTGTACTCGGACACGGGTATCCCCATCTGTCGCAGTTCAAAGATCAAGGGCATCCCAGCCGCTTTACCTTCCACGATAAAGGCATCGGGTTGCCATTCTTTCCAGTGATCAAACGCCCTTTTCTTCAGGGCGGGAAACTCCATGCGGTCTTTTAAAGCATCGAGCAGGATGATGTTGGGTTGTCTTATCCCCGTATCTTCATCCTCTTGATAGAACACCCCCCAAGTCGTACACGCTGAATAGTCAGCCCGTTGAGTCTTGAGGAAAGCCGTATCCCACGACTGGATAACAAATTCACATTTTGGCGGATCATCGTGTTCCCAATCCTGCCACCACTCCCGTTTTACAATCGCCCCTTCTTCCGCAGTGGGGTCTTGTTGGTACTGAGCCGACCATTTGGCTACAGGCAGTTCCGATCTTAACTTCTCCAGTTCCTTGATGTCCCAGAACTCCTGCCATAAACTTTTTCCCGAAGGCAGTATGGCGGGGAACTCTATGACTTCCCATTCGTCCACCCCTTCCCGTTGGGCTTGGGCTTTCAGTATCTGTCCCGTTAAGTCCCGTTTGTGCCAGCGAGTCATCACGATCACGATGGAACCTCCCGGTTGCAGACGCTGACGTGGACCTGAAGTGTAGTATTCGTACACTCGGTCAAATACTTGAGGATCACCGCTCTGTCCTTCCTGCTCTGAATGCGGGTCATCAATGATAAGGACATCCGCACCTTTACCTGTTACTGCTCCGCCTACACCAATCGCAAAGTATTCTCCGCCTTTGTTGGTGTTCCAACGTCCCGCAGCTTTGGAGTCGGCTTGCAAAGCCACTGTAGGAAATATTTCCTTAAAGTCTTCTGAACCCACAAAGTTTCTAACCTTACGTCCAAAGCCCACCGCCAGTTCTGCGGTGTGGGCAATCTGGATGATCTTGCGGTCAGGGTACTTTCCCAAGTACCAAGCGGGTAGTAGATACGAGGCAAACTCTGATTTCGTATGACGGGGAGGCATATTGATAATCAGTCGTTTCAGTTCACCCCGTGAAACCCGATTAAAGGCATCCGCCATTTTAGTATGGTGGTAGCCTTCAATAAAAGCTTTCCAAGAATGTTTTACAAAAGGAAGGAAGTCTTCGGTGCATTCCTTTCTGTTCTTAGATTGTTCGTATTCTTCCAACAGCCCCAGTAAAACTTTCTTCTCATGGTCAGGCAGTTGTTGTATTTTCTGTAAGTAGTTATTCATAAGTTAGTCCCTGCAACCTATATGTGTATAGATTTTGAGGGAACCATAATGAAGGTCACAGGGACTTAGTATATAACCAGATAGTTTATTACTAACTATATTATTACTTAGTTTAAAACTAGGTAGTAATAAACTAGAAGGCATATCTCTCCGAGATTTTAACAATCATACCTACCTTCTCATGTTCGTCAAGTGTTTTCCAAACAGCTCTTCGAGTTCGTCTTTCTCAGGTTCCTCGATCAACGAGCCGAGCCCCGCCTCTTTTTGTTCATCTAATGTTCGGGTTTGAACTGATTCCGAAATTTTCTTTTCAACTAAGGGGGTAGTGGGGGAGGTAGGGGGTAAATTCTGCAGTGGGGAGTTCCTTGCCGACATCATGGTTCGCCAGCGTTTGGGTTGCATGGTTATCCAACCATCCTCTTCTAACTTCTTCACGATTGCATGAACTGT